GCGATGGCCGAGACTGAAGAGGAGGCGGAAGAAGCGATCACCGAGCCGCTTCCGGCTCCGGTCGTGTTCGTCCCGCCCCCCGTGGAGAAGGTCTCAGGCGTGTCGTCGGCCGAAACGTGGGATGCCGAGGTGTCGGATAAAGCTGCCGCACTTGCAGCCGTAACGGCGAACCCGGCGCTGCATTACCTCGTGGACTTCAATATTCCGTACATCAAGAGCCTCGCGCGCCAGAAGGGCGGCGACGTTGGCATCCCTGGCGTGCGGACGTTCAAGGTCACTCACCGTCGTTTCGCGAGGTAACGATGCAGATCATGGAGGACCGCATCGAGCAGGCTCAGGCGAACGCGGCCTACGACCGCGCTTGCGATGCCACGGAGAAGCGAATGACGACCAAGCCCACGAAGCCCGACGTATGCCTCAGTTGCCACGCTCCCGTCGAGTGGAGCTACAACCCAACCACGCGGACGTGGCAGGCGTTCGACGTGGAGACGGGGAAGGCGCATAAGTGCCAGGAGGGGCAGCCATGACGCGCCCGTGTTGCGCGGCAACTGGTGAGCCGATCCCGCAACCTGGGGATCTGGTTGTCGAAGGCCGACGCTGCGGCGTTTGCGGCCCGTGTCGGGCTGCGGCAAGTGCTAGCCCCGCTGTCGCTGACCCGGTGAAGGTGGCGCAGCGTGTGATCGGTGGCGGCGCTACCGCCCATTGGTCGTGCAGCGGCGACGAGGTGGAGGCCCTTGCGCGCGTCGTCCTGGCGGCTGCGGAGAGGGTGAAGCATGGGCATAGCAAAGGATGCGCCTCGCTGATCCCTGGAACGTACTTCGGGAAGGACTCAGAACGGTGCACCTGCGGCCACGACGCCCTCGCGGCGGCACTGAGGGGCGAGTGATGCGCGAGTCCAAAGACGCCCGCAGCGAGCGTCACAACCTCGAGCTGTGGCAATTCGTGGACGTGCTGCGCCGCGCAGGAAACGATGTCCAGACCGAGTACCGCTTCCACGACGAGCGCCGCTGGAGATTCGACGTGGCGCTCCCCTCCTGCAAGTTCATCCACGCGATAGTTCGCCACGATTGGGCCGCGCAGCCCGTAGCGATTGAGATCGAAGGCATGAATGGAAGACATCAACGCATGGCAGGGTTCAAGGGCGACATCGAGAAGTACGCGGAGGCTTTCGCGATGGGCTGGAACGTGCTGCGCGTCACGAGGGAGATGATCGCCAACGGAGAAGCCTTGGACGTGCTCGCGCGGGCTGGCGTGAACGTGGAGGCGGCATATATGGGGGATGGACTGTAGTGAAGCCTTACTACGATCGCGACGGGATCGTGATCTATCACGGGGATTGTCGCGAGGTGTTGCCGTCGCTAGGCCCCGTCGAGGCTGTCATAACCGATCCGCCGTGGCCGGTTGCCGTGGGTTCCGAGCTGATGATAGGCAACGATCACGCCGGCGAACTGCTCGCGACTGTCGCCGAGTGGGCTGCTGCGAACTCCCAACGCCTTATCGTTCACGTCTCTGTCGCCACCGATCCGCGCTGGCTGTCGAACGTGCCTGCGGTCTTGCCGTTCCTCTGCGTTCGTTGGTTGGATTACGCGCGGCCAGCCTATCGAGGCCGGGTACTGTCAGCTGACGCCGCATACGTGTTCGGCTCCTATCCGCCCGCGAGCCGAGGCCACATACTGCCAGGCCGAACGATGGCCGTTGATTCAAAGGACAAGCGAGGCCGCGAGATCGGCGATCACCCTGCGCCGCGCAAACTCGAACACGCGGCTTGGCTGATTCGCTGGTACGGCGGCGAGACCAACCTCGACCCGATGTGTGGAAGCGGCACGACTCTGCTCGCCGCGAAGAACGCCGGCCGCCGCGCCATCGGCATCGAGATCGAGGAACGCTACTGCGAGATCGCGGCGAAGCGTCTAGCACAGCGCACGCTAGGATTGGGCGCATGACCCCCCGCGACGTATCCGCCAATCTCCCCCGCACCGCAGCCGTCGCAGCCGCCATCGGGAAGTGGATCGACAACGGACAGAAGCGCCGCATCGTCAAGCGGCCACGCCGCAACAAGGACCCCAAACAGGCAACGCTGAAAACTGACTGAGGCCACCGTGGATTCCCTCCCCCGCGACCTCGCCACAGAACGCGCCCTGCTCTCCGCGCTCGCCCTGGACCCGCGCCACTACAAGCGGCTGCGATCCCGTGTCTCCATCGACCTGTTCGATAACGAGCTCCACCGCGCCATGCTCGGCGTCTTCGAGCGCATCCACCGCTCCGGCCTCGATATCACCATGCGCTCGATCCTCACCGAAATCGACCGCGACGAGGCCCTCTCCCAACGCTTCCGCGCAACCGACGCCGGACTCGATGTCCTGACCTCCCTCACCAACGCCGGCATCCCATCAAACTCGGCCGAGACTTACCTCAAACTCGCCGAAGAATGGGCGCACAAGCGGAACATCCTGCGAGCCACCGAGGAGCTCGCTGGCATGGCCCGCAACGGTGCGACCGCTGCCGACCTCGCCGCACTGTTCCACGCCTACTCGAGACGTATGGAAGGGATCATCGCAGCCGCCGAGGACGTCCGCACCGTCGACCTCCTGGCGGCACTCTCACAAGCCCTCCCACCCATCCCGTGGATCGCCGACGGCTGGCTCGGCGCCGGCGACGTCGTCATCTTCGGGGGCGAATGGGCCAGCGGGAAATCCCTCATCGCGCTCGACCTCGCTATCTCAGTCTCGACCGGCATCCCGTGGATGGGCAGGGTGCCGATCAACACCACCGGCCCAGTCCTCTACGTCGACGAGGAAAACAACTCCCGCAACATCTCCCGTCGCCTCTCCCGGATGATCCGAGGCCGCGACATCGACCCCGACCAGGCCGCGACCATCCGCCTCCGCTATCTCTCGAAAAATCACCTGCGCCTCGACGCGCCAAAAGGCCTAGAAACGCTCCGGCGCGAGATGGAGACCCATAGGCCGGTCCTCGTCGTTCTCGACTCCCTGATCCGTTTCCACGGCGCAGACGAGAATTCCAACACGGACGTCGCGGCACTATTCGGCGAAGCCATCGTCCCGCTCGCTACCCAGTACAACTCAGCCGTCCTCGTCCTCGACCACATGCGGAAACCCTCGAAAGAAGACGAACGGTTCGACACCGGCCACCGCATCCGAGGAGCTGGCGACAAGGCCGGCGTCGGTGACGGCGTCTGGACCGTCGAGGGCGACCGCGAAACCGACTCCCGAACCCTCTCCTGCCGGAAAAACAGGTGGGAAGATTCCCTACCGCCATCCTTCACGACGAAATGGGTCGTCAGCGACGACGAATCCGCCGCCTGGATCGAATGCAAGGACGCAACCCTGAGCGCAGAGAGTTCGATCCCCGAGATCCTACGAGGGACACCAGGAGGGCTTCTCGCGAAGGATCTGTACTCAGAATGCCAGCGTCACGGAATGACGCTGCGCGCCGCGAAGGCAGCGATCAAGCGCCTGCTGCGCTCGGGGTCAATAGAGACCCGCAAAGATCGCGGTGGTGGCACCAGGTACTGGGTAGGTCAGCTTGTCGAGGCTGAGGTATGAGACATCCGATACTCAGCCTTGCCGTCCGTGCGCATGGTCCGGACGACAAGGCCAAGGCGGATCAGGACTGCCAGGTGCCTTGCGAACATGCGTGCACACGTATCGAGGTTGCCGCCGCGCCGTTTCTCAAAAGCGTAGATCAGGTCATCCCTGAGTGCCGTGCCGTTGGGGCTTGCAAGGATGTCCTGCATGATCCACTCGCGGTAAATCGACCGCATCGCTCGGCTGCCAACGGTCTGGCTTCGGAGTGCACGCTTTCGTTGCCACGTACCGTCGACCTCGTACCAAACACCTTCCTCGGACGCTGCCGCCGCAGTCGGAACATACCTGGAGAGTATCGGTGCGAGCGTGCTTGCGTCCCTACTCTGTACGGTCAGGCTTGTACCTTCCGGATACACACATACGGAGAAGCGATGGAGCCATTTTGGGGTCTTGGTGGACGCCATGAAATCCTCCTGACTGGTCGTGACACGCGGCCTTTATATATCGTCAGTCACGACCAGTCAATGCGCGGTCGTGACAGACAACCCCCTATAGGGGGTTATCGGATCGGTGGCACCAACTACGTGCCACCTCCGGAGCGGTGCCACCTCAAGGGGCCTTCGGCCCACGGTGGCACCTGGCGGAAGCAGACAGCATGACCCCTCCAATCCCCTTCGACGACCCGGTCACACCAGACGAACTTGGGAGCACCCTCCGGCATCGCCGAGAGGCGGCGGGAGTATCCCTGTCCGAGGCCGCACGGCGCGCCAAGATCAGCGCCCGAGCTTTAAAACTCAGAGAGAGCGGACAGTGCGTCGGAGCCGCCGAGTTCTGGCGCGTGATCTATGCGCTCGGATACCGGATCAAGATCTACCGCCCGAAGTGACGCTGACACAAAACCTTCGCACACCCCTTTACAACGCAAAGCACTTCGCCTCACCGTAGAGGCGAGCGCAGCCCCGCGCTTTGATTTTTTTCGCGGTGAGCCGGTGGCTAGTGGCGGGAAGCGAGACGGTGCAGGCCGACGCAAGGGCACCAGGCACGTTGACGGTGGGCGTGCCTTCATCCGCTCCCTTGTCGACGATCCCGACCACCGACAACAGTTCGTCGAGCAGTTCGAATCGGCCCTTGACGGCGAAGACGCAATCAAGGCCGTCGAGGCGTTCGTCAAGCTTTTCGAGCACGGCTACGGCCGGCCACCGCAAGCCCTCGACGTCAAAGTCGGCAACAGCGACGGCCCGCTCGAGTTCCGCATCCTCGACGCAACCGGAGCCGACTTCGCGTTCGGTCGCGGCACTCTACCTACCGCCTCTATACCCCTACCAACTGAGGCTACTGAGTGACCCCGCTCGCGACGCCTGCACGGTCAGCGCGACGCAGGTGGGCAAGACCTACGCACTCGCCGTGTGGATCGTGGTTATGGCGATGACGAGCGGCAACCGCGTGCATCCGTGGTGGTGGATCGCGCCGACGTTCGCGCAGATCGCGCAGGGGTTCAAGCTCGCGCTCGCGTTTGCGACCTCGGCGAACATGGTGCAGGCGTCCACAGTGTCGCCGTTCCCGATCATCAAACTCGTCAACGGAGCGACGATCGAGTACCGATCATGGGAGCGCGAGCAGAACCTTGCAGGCACTACCATCGGCGGCGGGGTTGTCGATGAAGCCGGGCTCCTCACGAACGAAGCTCAAGGCATCATCTCGACGCGACGTTCGGCCACCCTCGGCCCGTTGCGCTACATCGGCAACCCCGGCGTCGTCGCGGGCCCGTTCCGCCGGCTGTGCGCGCTTGCAGAACACGCAGCGACGCCTGGCAGCGAGTGGGCCGGGACGTTCTCGCTGCATCGCTGGACGTGGAAGGACAAGCACGCCGCGCTCGTCGCGTCGGATCCGGTGCGCGCAATAGAGTACGAGCGATTCATAGAACAGGAGCGGCGCTCGATACCGGATTTCGAGTTTCGGAGGCTGTATGAAGCCGAGTGGACCGAGGACGAGGCTGCTGTGTTCCGAGGACTCGACGCCTGCATCGACCGAAGCGGTGCGGGTCTCCTCCAGCCTGGCGTGGATCGGTTCGTCATCGGAGTCGACGTGGCGCAGTCTGTTGACTACCTCGCAGCGGTGTCCTACGCCATCAACCACCGTCGGCTGGAGCTGCGATACCGAGCACGAGGCATCCCTTACGCGCAAGCGGCGCAGACGCTCAAGGCTCTATCGCAAGAACTGAACGCGCCATTGGTCGTGGAAGAGAACGGCCCCGGCGTGGCGCTGATCCAGGAGTTGGCCCGCCTCGAGGTGCCCGTCCACCCGTTCACCACGACGGCGCAGTCGAAGCAGGAGCTGATCCTCAACCTCGCCGCCGACATCCAGGCGGGGCCGTCGCGGTGCGTGGTCGCGGATCAGTCGCCGATGCCGCACGAGCTGGCGATGTACCGCTACACGCGCGGGCCGACGGGGCTGTACCGCTATTCCGCGCCCGATGGCGAGCACGACGACACGGTCATGGCCGCAGCGCTCGCGCGGTGGGGGATGAGCCGCAGCGTGGACCTGGCGGACTACGGGTGGGTGGCGTGAGCATGAATTCACTTGCCCTTACCCTGGACTATTCCGGCCAAAGGGTTCGAATGGTCGGCACGTCCGACCGCCCCGAGTGGGTAGCCGCTGACGTGTGCGCGGTGCTGGGTATTGAGCAGCATCACCGCGCTTTGGCCGGGATGCCGGACGATTGCAAGGGGCGTCAGATTTTGACTACCCTTGGGGGACCTCAAGAGCTTCTCACCGTCACCGAGCCTGGGCTGTACCGGCTGGTTGCTAGGTCTAGAAAACCGGAAGCTGAGCCTTTCCAGCGTTTTGTATTCCACGACGTCCTTCCATCGATCAGAGCGCACGGCCAATATCCGGCGCCCGGTGCGATGACGCTTATTGACAAGCGGCAACAGATCGCAACGTCCCGAGCCGAAATGCGATCGGTAGTCGTTGACGTCGTGGGCGAAATGGTTATCCCGCGCTTGGAGGCAATAGAACGCCATCTAGAGCGAGTCCCGACGCAGCGAAAAGAGATCCCTGATCCCACGAAACGCGCCGCGCTCTCCGTCATCCGTGCCAGATACGGAGGACGCTGCCCGTGTTGCCTCCGCGCCCCGATTCTTGCCGATGGCGATCCGCTGCCGAATCTACGCTGGGATCATTGGTCGTCTCGCGGGCTTGTCGGAGCTTCTGACGTGTGGCCGGTGTGCGAGCCCTGCAATATCGACATGGGCGAGGCCGGGAGTATTCGCCGCGCCAAGTACGCGCATCTATTCGAGACGTTCCAAGCGCACCGAAGCGTGGAGTTTGGTGACGGCAGCCCGAAGGCTCTAGCTGTGCGTGGTCAACGCGCGTTCGTGTGGAAACTATGACCCTCCTCGACCGCGTCAAGGGCCTCTTCGGCGTCACCTTCGGCGGTCCCGGCGCGGCCACCTACCAATCCGCTCGCGATTGGGCGCTCGGCATTGAGACCACCACGAACAGCAGTCTCACGATACCCTACGCGCAGCACCCGAGCGTGTGCATCGCGATCCGCATCATCGCCGAGGACGCCGCCTCGGTCGCGTGGGAGCTGTACCCGGGCTCAGGCGAGCCCGAGGAAGACCAGATCGAGGATCACCCGCTGCTCGACAAGTGGAGCAAGCCGAACGAGACCATGAGCGGGACGGACCTCTGGGTCGGGTCGTACACGTTCTTCAAACTCACCGGGGAGTGCATCTGGTACTACCCCGGCCTCCGCATCGGCACGACCAACGGGCTCAGGGCGAACCGGCGCAGCACGGGCGAGATCGCCCTGCTCGATCCTGCGTCCGTGACCGTCACTCCCACGCCGCAGGGGCTGGAGTACAAGCAGCGCGTCAACGGCGTGGACGTCCCGCTTGATGCGGACTACCTGACCCACTTCCGCAGGTTCAACCCGTACAACCCTCACCGCGGCCTGTCCGAACTTGCTTCACTGATGCTGGAGTTGAACGTCGATTGGAACGCTGCGACGTGGAACCAGTCGTTCTTCGGCGACCAGAACGGCATCCCCACGGGGCTGCTCAAGCCCGTCGTCGGCGCGATCGTTCCGAGCGCTGACCGTGAGGAGTACCTGAAGCAGTGGAACACCCGGCACTCGCGCAAGCGTGGCGTGGGCATCCTGCCTCCAGGGTGGGATTGGGTCGCGGCTGGCGGCAGCCCGAAGGACATGGAATTCGCCAACATGCGCGAGTTCTCGCGTGAGCAGATCCTCGCCGTCTACGGCGTTCCGCCGTTCATGGCCGGGGTACTCGACAAGGCGAACTACGCGAACGCGCGTGAGCAGCGGGCGCTCTACTGGAACGGCACAATCACGCGCCTGCTGTCGTACTTCCAGGGCGTGATCAACCACGACTTCCTGCCGAAGGTCGGAGTGACCGGCATCGAGGTGTGGCCCGATTTCGAGAGCGTGAAGGCTCTAACCGAGGACCTGGAGACGAAGTCTCGCATCGCGCAGGCGTTCTTCGCGATGGGCTTCACGAAGCGGATGCTCAACGACCGCCTCGACCTCGGGATGGACGTGGACGAGCTCGAGGACGCCGACGTTGGCTACCTGCCGCTGTCGGTGCTTCCCGTCGAGATGGTCGAAGAGGCTCACACGCCGGCCGGGCCTGCGCTGCCTCCCGGCGACGACGATCAGGCGCAGGGGCAGAAGCCGACCAAGGGCTTTCTCCGGGCGGCGCCGCGTGCCATGGCGGGCCGGCGCGCGAACGTGTGGCGGTCGATCGCAACGCAGACACGCGACCTTGAGGCGAAAGTCGAGCGCGCCATCCGCAAGCACTTTCGCGCCATTGAGCAGGAGGTCATGGCTCACCTCAACAGCCTCAAGGGGTGGAACCTTGTGCATGGCGTCGAGAAGGCAGACGAGTCGTACCTGTTCGATCTGCAATTCGCCAAGGGTGCGCTCGTCAAGCTCATGGCTCCGCTGTACTCCGAGGCGATCAAGCGCGGCGGTACCTCGGTGCTGTCCGAGCTCGATGCCGAGGCCGCGATGGACATGCTCAACCCCGGCGTGACGTCGAAACTCGCCGAGTTGACGCAAAAGATCAAGCGCATCGATGACACGGTGGAGCGCCGACTCCGGGAGTCTCTTGTCGAGGGGTTGCGCGGTGGTGAGAGCATCTCGCAACTCCAGACGCGCATCCAGAGCGTGATGTCGGCGTCGCGGTCGCGCGCAGCGACGATCGCTAGGACGGAGACCGGGACGGCGTTCAATTCCGGTCGCGTTGAAGGGATGAGGCAGGCCGGCGTGAGCAAGCAGGAGTGGCTCGCGACGAAGGACAGCGTGACGCGCGACACGCACGAGGCGCTCGACGGCGAGGTGCGCGCGATCGATGAGGCGTTCTCAAACGGGTTGCGCTACCCCGGAGACCCATCGGGTCTGCCAGAAGAAATCATCAACTGCCGGTGCACCGTTCTTCCGGTGATCGGAGAGGCATCATGAGCGACGATATCGAAATCATCGAGGACGACCTCGTCCCGAACTTCCTGAAAGCCTACTGCGCGACGACGGTCAAGGCGGTGAACAAGGACACGCGCGAGGTCGCGCACCTGATCACGACGGCCAACCCGGACCGCGTGGGCGACGTGGTGGACGCGAAGGGGGCCGATCTGGCGAACTACCTTCGCCACCCGGTTGTCATGGCGAATCACTCCTACCAGATCCAGGACATCATCGGACGCGCCGTGTCGCTCACCGTGGGCGATGACGGCATCTTCGCGCGCACGAAGTACCGCGACACGCCGCTCGGGAAGGACGCCTTCAATCTCGCCGCCGAGGGCCTGGGCGCGTGGTCGATCGGCTTCCGCCCGACGAAGTACAAGGCGATGAAGGACGACAAGGGGCAGACCAAGGGCTTCCACTTCACCGAGTGGGAGATGCTGGAGTATTCCCAGGTCGCGATCCCCATGAACCCGGACGCGGTGCAGAACGCGATCCAGCGCGGATGGGTGAGTCAAGAGAACCTCAAGACCTTTTTCCGCATCGAATCGGCAGAGCCCCCGAAAGAGGCGTCCGACAGGACGAACGCCGAGCCGATCGATCGCAAACATCAACCTCGTTCCTCCCTGACTGATCGGCAGCGCAGGGAGCTTGCACGCATCGAACGAATCATTACGGGCTGCCGCCTCCGAGAGGAGTTCGGTAGTTTGGGAGTCTGAAATGGAAAAGAAAGACATCGAGGAAGTCGTTGAGGACTTGGCTGAGGCTGCAGAAGCTGATCCGCTCGTCGACGGGCTCAAGAAGGTCGCCAAGTTCACAGCATCACAGGCTGCGAAGACCGACAAGGCCCTCACCGATATCAAGGCCGAGATCTCTGGAGAGATCCACAAACTCGACAAGAAACTCACGGGCTACAACGAGGCCGCCGAGCGCGGGATCAGCGACGTGATCGACCGCGTTGATCTCCTGGCGAAGCGCACATCGTTCACCGCGAGGACGTCGTTCGAGCAAGACGATCTCGAGGCCGTCAAGGAAGCCATCCCGGAACGTTTCACGAAGAAACTGCAAGCCTACGAGCGCGAGACGACGAACAGCAAGGGGTTGTTCGCCGACGCGCGGGGAGTGGCTGCGGCGCATGCGTGGTTCCAACTGTCGACGAAGCTCCAGATGCGGCAGTTCGACAAGGATCGCGACCGCAACATGGCCGAGTTCACGAAGCTCAACGACCGTCTCGAAGCCATCGAGAAGGCCGACATGGGCGGGTTGATCGACACGAGCGGTGGGTACGCGGTTCCGAACATCGTCGGGAACGAAGTGCTCAAGATCATCAGGGACGCCTCGCTGATCTACAACCAGGCCCGCCAAGTCACGATGACGAGTGACACTCTGTCGTTCCCTGACGAAGCGACGGCCGTGACGATCAACTGGTCGAACACGGACGGCACGACCCTGACGGCTGGCGAGCCCGTGTTCGGTGTGAAGACGCTGAATGCTCGCAAGCTCATTGGTCGTGCGACGTTCTCGCTCGAGCTTCTCGATGACGCCAACGTCGCGATCATCCCGTTCCTCCAGTCGTGCTTCGCTGAGAAGATGGGGGGCGAGCTCGACCTCCAAGCGATCGAGGGCTCCGGGGCGCCGTTCACTGGCGTGTCCGGTGCGACCTCGGTCAATGACGCTGTCGTCACGACGAACGGGACGATCGGCCAGACGCTGACGTACTCCTCAGTGACGGCTACGTTTGCGTCGCTGACGCGCATCTACACCGCGGCCAGCGAGCAGTCCTCGATCAAGGGCGGGACGTTCGTCTGCGGGCCAGCGGTGTACGCGAAGATCATCGGCCTCGTTGACGGCAACGGTCAGCCCGTCGTTCGCCTCGGGACAGTCGAGGGGCAGCCGAACCAGACGCTGTTCGGGCGTCCGATCATTGTCAGCGCTCGGCTCCCCAAGGTGACCTTGGGTGCTGGCACCAATTCCGTTGGGGGTCTGTACTACGGCCCGATGTCCACACTCCTGTTCGGGACACGCCAAGGGATGCGGTGGGACGTGACTGATCAGGTCAACTGGGCGAAGTACCAGGCCGACGCTCGGATGGTCGGCAGGTTCGGGTTCGTCGTCGGTGTGCCGACGGCATGGGTCCGGAATCTCGGAATCGCGGTGTAACAACCAGGGGCGGGTCGTAAGGCCCGCCCCATTTCCCTCTGGGGCGCAGATGCGAAAGCCGATGAAGGTAATGGTTGCGATACCGACGATGACCAATCGAGTCACGATCCAGATCGCGGCGTTGCTCGATGCAATGCGGGTGTCATCGTTCGACCCCGAGGCCGCGTTTGGGATGCAGTTCTGTATCGAAATGGGTCGGTCTCCGGTTGAGTTCGCCAGAAACGTCCTCTGCGGGACTTTCTTGCAATCCGATTGCGACAAACTCTTCTTCATCGACGAGGACATGCTCCCGGAGTCGTCGGTCGTTCGGCTGTTGTACTCCGATGCCGACATCATTTCGGCGCGAATGTACAAATTCGATCACCCAAACCCGGCCAAGGGAACGACGGTCGGGCTTGGTCTTTGTGCCATGCGGAGGCTTGATACCGGATTTTATCGCCCGGTCACGCCTGAGATTGGAGACCCTGCCGTTCAAGAGTGTGACGCCGTGGGGACGGCCTGCACTGTCATCGATCGCCGTGTCATCGAAGACCGGCGTCTGTGGGCTCCGAACATCTACACGACGGTTGACGGCGACGTCGTAGACGGGAACGAGATGATCACGGGACGCGAGTACGCTCCAAACATCTTCCAGTACCCACGCGCTCCGAACGGCATGGGGATCATGGGTGAGGACATCGACTTCTGTGAGCGTGCGAAGGCACTTGGTTATCGCATCGCCGTGGATGTCAATGCCGTCTGTGGGCACTTCAAGTCCATTGATATAGACCAAGCCGGATTCCTCGCGCAGGAAACACTCAAGCGCGCCGTGGCAGGCATCACTCTTGAGGACGGTCGGACTATCGAGCTTGACATTGCAGCGGCCGTGAAGTCGGCGCACAAACCTCAGGTTGACAAGATGTTCCACACGAGTCAGGCGATGGTGAAGTGATGGTCTCGATCATCGTCCGCGGGAAGAACGGCCACGAGCTCACCGAGCGGTGCCTTGCGTCGATCGCTGAGAACACCGCTGTGGGTTCGTACCGGCTGATCGTCGTCGACGATGGCAGCGAGCCGGCCTACGTGTTCCCATGCGACTACGCGGTGCGCTCGGACCAGTCCCGAGGAGCCGTGACGGCGACCAATCTCGGCTTGGGCGTGGCGCTTCAACAGGCTGACGCGCCCTACATCCTCGTCCTCGACAACGATACCGAGATCCCTGCCGGTGACGTGACGTGGCTGGATAGGTTCGTCGCGGAGCTTGAGGAGAACCCGCGTACTGCGGCCATCGGAGCGACCACGAATTTCGCCAAGGGCCATCAATTCGCGCTCGCTGCACCGACGACCTACACGGCTGACTGGAAGGACGACAAGAGCGGTGGCGTCAAAGACAACCCGGAGGTCGCCGAGTTCGTCTCGTTCGCCGTGTTGATGCGACGCGATGCGGTCGCTCGCGTCGGGTTCTGGGACGAGCAGTACAACCCTGGCAATTACGAGGACACGGACTACGCCGTGCAGCTTCGTGTCAACGGATGGGAGATCCGGGTTGCGCGGTCGGTCTACATCCATCACCACGGGCACAGGACGTTCGGGGCGAATCTCGATGCGCTACTCCAGGACAACGGGATGAAGTTCATGCAGAAGTGGGGGCCGGGTCATCTGTGGGACTTGGGCCTACTCCCGACGAAGATGCTTGCTCAGGCGGTGAAGTTCCGGGAGGGGCGGCAATGAGTGAGGCTGTGTTCGAGGCCATTCGGAGCGAATTCTCTCCCGGGAGAATGACGGTAGAGACGACGTGGAACGGTGCGGCGTTCGTCGCCGGCGTCGTCAATCTCGTTCGTCCAGGACGCGCGGTTGAGGTGGGTGCCCATACAGGTACGACCTCCGCATACATCGCAAAGGCTCTTCAAGAGAACGGCAAGGGATGCTTCGTCGCCTACGAGTTAGACGCTCAGCGATGCGCGGACAATAGGCGATTCCTCAACCTCGTTTGGCCGGGTGGAGCATGGGTCGTAATCCACGGAAACTTCTTCGACACGGTCCAACCCGATCCCGTGGACTTCGCGTTCATCGACATCGATCCGAAGTCGGATTACACGAAGGCATACCAGAGTCTCACGTTCGCCCCGGGTGCCGTCTTGGTGGCCCATGACGCAGACCTGAACCCGGTCGAGGTTGGCGATCTAGAACTGCGACTCATCGGGGATGGCTGGCGCACGTTCACTCTCAAGCATGAGCGCGGGTTCCTTGTCGCGGTGAAGTCATGAAGCCTCTCTATAAGACGCGCGGCGGGATCATCTCTCGGGGCTGGCTATTCATGGGCGAGCAGGGCGGTCCGTGCGACAAGTCGTGCGAGTTTTGCTACTACGCATGGCAGAAGAACCTCGTGTTCTTCTCGTTCGAGACGCTGCTCGGTCACGCCAACCTCTTCCGCCACTACTACGGTCTCGACGCCTGCGACATCACCGGAGGCGAGGCGACGATCTTCAAGACGCCGAAGGGCGACATCGTCGATCTGGTCGCCCATTGCGCTCGGATCGGGCTCAAGCCGACGATCATCACGCACGGTCAGAACAACCGAGACGACTGGAAGCTCGGCCGGCAGCGTCCGCTGTACCAGGAGCTTGAGGACGCCGGCCTTGAGGATTGGCTGATCTCGCTCCATGGAGGCAGCGCGGCGTCGCACGACAAGATCCTTGGCTCGGAGGGCTCGTTCAAGAGGCTGATCGCCGGGCTCGACGTCGTGTCGCGGCCGGTGAGGTTCAACGCTACGATCGTGGACACGAACTACCGCGATCTGCCGGTGAACATCCTGAAGGACCGTCCACCGACCGTGTTCAACATGATCGCGTTCAACCCGTTTCACGCCTGGCACGAGAAGACGGGCATGACAGAGATCGACTTCCAGGCGCGGTACAGCGACTCCGCACCCTACGTCGCTCGGGCCGTTGAGGACCTTGAGGCGCTCGGGTGGGAAGTCAATGTCCGCTACTTCCCGATGTGCATCGCGGAGCAGCACGGGTTCGCTCAGAACGTCAGCGGCTATCACCAGGTCCCGTATGACCCGTGGGAATGGCGGTTGAACGTCACGGCGCGGACGCCGATGGACGCGATCGAACGGCAGGGCGGATGGGTTGCAGCCGAGCGCAACGCTGGCTTGCAGTGGATGAAGGACCGGCAGAACAAGACGTGCGGTCAGTGCGCGAACAAGATGATTTGTGACGCGCCGCAGCTTCAGTATCAGAAGAAATACGGTCTCGACGAGCTGATCCCGGTCGTCGGAGAAGCACGCATCGATCCGCTCCACTACCAGAAGGAGCGTGGCGTTCAGGTGTTGGAGAAAGCGTCATGAGCGAAGCTGTCAGGACGGAACTGTTCGCATCGTCGGCGATCACGGCGAGCGGGAACACCGCGACGTTCTCTCTCAACACGGCATCGAGCGTGATGGTCGGCGTTGACATCACGGGCGGCAGCGGGACGATCGTGTTCGACCTGTGGGCTCAGGCATCCGACGACGGCGGCACGACTTGGTACGACGTCCCGCACGACATCTCGATGGCGTCGTCGGACACGTCGACGGAGGTTGCTCCGACCACGGCGGTGCGCCAGATCATCGACAACAAGCAGAACAATACGCCGGTCAAGTTCTACGCGCTCTACCGGAACTGGCCGTCCGACAAGATCCGGCTGAAGTGGATCATCTCCGGGGCCTCGGCGTCGCTCACGATGTCGATGTCGATGGTGGCGAAGTAGCCATGGCTCTCGTGATCCCCGACGACTTCTCGGACTGGATCGGGAAGGACATTGACACCGCCCGCCAGGACGAGCTCGTCCGGTGCGCGTCGGCGGCGCAGGCGTGGGTCGCGCGGCAGGCCGGGCTCCGGTCGCTGGAGAAGGAAGACACTGCGGTTGCCACGTACCTCGAAGCGTGCGATGCGCACGGTGAGTACCTCTACCTTCCGAACGATGTCAGGCCGGCGTGGCATACCACCGGATCGGATTTGATGACCGTGGTCGATAGCGGGTCGTCGCTGTCAGTGTCCGCGACGTATTCGACGACCGCGTCTGTGATTCTCATGAACGTCAACACGTTCAAGCGGGTTGCGCTTTTTCGCTCCGGGGGCTGGCCGAAGACTCTCGCGAACAACGTCGTCGTGACGTGCAAGGTCGGATGGCACGCCGACACGGGGGTGCTGATCGTCCCGGATGACGTGAAGCGCCTCGTGATCGAGGTTGCGTGGCTGATGTTCAACTCGTTCGCGTGGGTTGGCCGGCAGAACGTGTCGAAGGCCGGGGCCGCGGTGAGTATCGAGAACGACCTGTCTCCGGGGTCGATCGATACGCTCAATAGGCTGCGGGGGGTGTGATGGCTGACGTCATCCGCCTCCCCATCGACGGCATCGTGGAGCGGTTCAAGTCGCTCGGGCCGATGCTTGCGCCGACGGTGTACGTGGGGCTGCTGGCGTCGGCGAAGCAGATGCTTCGTGACGTGCTGCAAAAGCGGATGAGCAACCCCCGTCGCGGTAGCACGTCAACGAATCTCGGCGTGGATACCGGGACGGCTCGGCGTTCGATGGTGGATCGTGTCGGCGTGACCGAGAGCACGGCGTTCGCGTTGCTTGGTTCGGTGGAGCGGTACGTCAAGGCGCATGAAGAGGGGTTCCACGGGACCGCTCATGTCCGCGCGTATACACGGCGCAACTTGTCTCCAAAGTTCAATGTGCGCACTGGAAAACTCACGAAGAAGTACGCCATGGAGTACATCGCAGCGCGACGGAAGGGCAAAAAAACCGTCTCGTACGTCCGCGCGCACGGTCGCAAGGTGGACATCATCGCCAAGCACTTCATACGCGACACGGTGATCGAGGCGGCGGGGCCAACGGCCGATCGGATCACGCGCGGGCTCATCATCGCGATCAAGACCGGGCGTGTGCCGTCGATCAACCAGGTGGGGGCGTAGATGCATGATCTTCAACTTCGACCCGCCGGAGACGGGATGGACCGAGGGAGCCTCCGCGGTGATCCTCCCGGACGCGACCGCGCCGACGCAACCGAACTCGCTCCGCGTCCACGGGGACGGGATCGCACTGAGGACGCTCTCGGGACTGTCGGTCGGCCAGCAGTATCACGTCTGGGCGCGCGTCAAGTTCGACGAGGCGATGGACGGTGCCCAGATCAAGTTCACGTACAACGAGCCAGGGGCTGGACTCAACGCGATAATCACGAAGGACTTTCCGGAGCCTGCGACCGGGTGGGAACTTCGCTACATCGGGCTTCTCGACTATTCGTTCGCAAACCGCACGTTCCGCATCTACGCATGGCCGGACGTCGGTGGCCCCTTCGGGAACCGCTACATCGACACGATCTACATCGGCGAGGAGTCGCCAGCGGGAGGGGCCGACTTGTTGTCTAAGTGGACCGCCATCGAAAACTCCGTCGAAGTGTTGAAGGGCATCGACGGAGCCAACAGCGGGTTCACGACGAACTTCGAGGACCGCGTGTACTCGCGGCTGTTCACGCCGCCAGAGCAGCCCACGGTGAAGCTCCCGTATGCGTGCGTCCCCCTTGATCAGGAGGGGGAGCGCATTGAGTACGAGGACGCGCTGTTCATTTCGTCGTGGCGGCTTACGGGCTTCGCCTTCTTCTCCGACAACCCAGAGAACGACACGTTGAACAGCGCAGGCGGAACGTCGGCCGCGCTGTTCCGTGACGATCTGATCCGCGCGTTCATGTCTGATCAGTCGCTTTCCGGAGCGGTCAAGAACTGCGAAGTGACCGCAATCGAGACATTCTCCGGCAGCGACGGAGATCCTACGACTTGGGTTCAGTTCACCATCGAGTTCGAGCAATACGGGTCTCGAGCCGATCTCGAAGCGGCTTAACGCCGTAGAAAGGGGATAGATATGCCGTTACAGGGCCTAGCTTCTTGGCAAATCCTCGCTGGCGGCGCGACCGTTTCGATCGCGCCGTATGCCAGCAACGCCGGCGCGTTCACGGGGACGTCCTTTGGCCACACGCTCACGCCGACGGAACTCGGCTTCGCGTTCGAGGACTTCGACGTGGAGACGGAGCAGTCGGTCGGGCGGGTAAAGTCGATTCCCGTGACCGCAAACTACACGCTCAAGGTCGCCCTGGCGCAGAACGACGCCCAGGCGATGCTGATCGCCACACGAGCGCCCGCGGCCTACCTCGCTGAGACGGGCACGGCCACGGCCAATCTCGCGTTCGTGGACCCGCAGGAGATCTACTACCAGCTCAAGCTGGTCGGTGTCGGCTACGGCACCAACAAAGTCGACACGTACCGATTCTGGCGTTGCCAGGTCGGGACCGTTGACCCTCTCGTGTTCGGCAAGAAGGCGGTCCAGGGTCTCGGAATCACGTTCAAGATCACGCGAGACGACACGGTGACGACGTACACGACGTCTGGTTACTACGGCTTCCGAGCCGTCGCGTAGGTGTCCGCGTGCCGATCTTCGATTTCGTGGGGACGAGCGTTTCGATACGGCCGGGGGGCGAGATTCGCCTCCCGACCGTGCGCGCGTTCTTTCGCGCGTTGCAGGTGTTCGGTCCTGAGATCGAGACGGTACGCGCCGCCATTCGTCAGTCGCCTGATAAGGGCCTGCGCGCCGAGATCGCGGTTGCGCCTTTCATAGCTGGGCTTGAGGACAAGCGCCTGATCTACGTGTTCGAGGGGCTCGCTGACGCCAAGCGATTCCGGACGGAAGAGGACGCGCGGAACATCGTTCTCGGTTACGTCGCGCTGCTCGCGCCTCACTTCGACGCCCTGGACGAGCTTCTGACTCCGAGTGCGGAGGATGAGCCGCGCGGAGCGGACGAGGTCGATCCGGGGGCGCAGCGGATCTTTGCGCTTGCGGAGCGCATCGGGATTGATCCGATGACGATTGTCGATTGGCCGTTGGGTGTGTTCCTGGACGCGCTCAAGCATTTCTCCTCGAAGGCGGGTCACGCGACTGAGGTTCAAGAGCAGCGGGGGCCGCTTCCGCCAGGGATCGGGCTCGACATCGCGGGCTTCCCCGGCCAGCCCGGAGGCTAGGCCGTGGCGCTCTCATCGAATCAGATTCTCATTCAGGGGCTGATCGAGCTCCACATGAGCGGCAAGGGCGGCGCGGAAGCGTCAGCCTCGATGAAGCAGATCCTGGATCAAGCCAAAAAGATCAAGTCGGAGTTCGGGGATGGTCTTGGTCTTGACGACACAACAAAGAAAGTCGGCCTACTTGACGCCGCATTTGTGCGCCTGGGAACAACGGTTGGCTCGCTCTTGGCTGCCGGGGCGATTGGGAACTTTCTCAAAGATTCATTCTTGGGTTTCGCGCGTACCGAGCGTCAGGCACTGGCCCTTGAACAACAGATAAAGGCTCTCGGACAAGCGTCTCAGGGCGCAGGTGTAAGAGACTTCATTTCACAGACGAGCGAAGTCTTTGGCATCCTCGACGACGATCTGATCCCGGCAATGCAGAGGGCGGTGCTCGGTTTCAAGGACGTTGCCGTCGCGGAAGAGGTCGTGACTCTAGCCTCCAAGTTTGCAGCGAACGGGTTTGGAGACGTCGGGACAAACGTCGAGAAACTGACCCGCTTCTTTCAGACAGGGTCGGCGAAGTCGCTCGTTGACTTCGGCATCAATGTCAAAGCCGGAGAGGAAGCAACCCTCGACCTGAATGAGGGGATCAAACAGTTACTCGAGACGGCCGGCAAAATGCCCGACTCGTTCAATGACGCTCAGAAGTCATTGAACGACTGGCGCAACGATATTGACAATGCCAAGGACTCCATCGGGAAACTTGAGGCTGGCCTTATCCGAGCCATTCAATCCGCGGGTACGTGGTGGGGTGAGGCGATAGACCAATCGCTCGGGTTTGGAGCGGTCGGAGCAGAGCGTATACGCAAGACGGAGGAAGGTCGGCGTATCCTAGCCGAATTGGAGTCGAAGAGAGCCGAGGACGCCGCGAAGAAGGCATCGGCACTGGCGGCTGCTGCCGCGGAAGAACAAGCCAGACGCGACGCTGCCGCGAACAAGAAAAAGGCTGACGATGCGCTTAAAGCCGAGCAGGACCTCGCCGACAAGCGCGCTGAACTGAACGCCGACACCGATCGAGCCATCATCGAGGCGCAGATCGACGCGACCGAGAAGGGCACTACCGAGCGCCTCGCGCTCGAACTGGAATTGAACGAACTCATCCGCGCGGCTGCGATCGAAAACGCGAAGGCGATCAACGCCGACGTGGCGAAGGTCAACGAACTGTTCGACCGCCTCGCCGAGGCAAGGAGGCGCGAGCAGGCAAACGCGGTAGCGTCAGGTCCGGAGTTGGAGCCTGGAGCAAGCGGCGAGCCTCCACAAATCAAGGCTGCCAGAGAAGAGTCCGAAGAGAGAATCAGGATTCGAGAGAGCGAAGCGGAGCGAGTAAAGAGAATCCTAGACCAAGAATTAGAATGGTATTTAGACTCTGAAAGAGCCAAGACGGACGCCGTCATGTCTGCGGCTTCGCAGACGCTCGGCGCTCTCAGTTCGATGTTCTCGAAGCACAAGGGATTCGCCATCGGCATGGCGATCATCGACACCGCAACCGCAATCATGTCGATCTGGGCGAAGTGGGCATCGCTCCCTTACGTCGCGGCGGCGCTCACGGTTGCGGCTG